TATCAGGAAATCCCGCTTGATCAATACATTGCATTTGACAATTTGGAACCGCACACGGGTCAGCGGTCGTTGTAGTTGGGGCGCATGTTGTTGTGGTTGTTGTCGGAGCTACTGTTGTTGTCGTCGTCGTTGTTGGGCAAAGCGTTGTTGTGGTTGGTGGTGCTGTTGTCGGAGCCGCTGTTGTCGGAGCCGCTGTTGATGTTGTCGTTGTCGTTCCACAAACAGCTTCAACCTCTTTTCCACAAGATGGGTTCTCAAATACGGATTTGGGTATGGCGTCGCTCGCCTCCCCACAAGTATAACAAGGCTCTCCCGATTCAACGGTATCACAACCATCGACAACCACCAGCCATTGGGGTGGAGTACAATCACAAGAATATTTCCACTTGCAAACCTTTTGACAAGATTCAGGAGCCAATGTTGTCGTCGGTGCTGGTGTTGTATATCTTGAGCATGGGATATTTACAACCACGCCATCAGATGATGCTCCAAGATCATCTCTAGTTTCTGGGCATGGGCAGTTATCTTCATCACAGCCGTCATAAGTTAGAACCCAAGAAGCACAAGTTTCATCGTACCTGTAGAAACACAATCCCTCACGTCCACTACCTCCAGGACAAACTCTGGCACATGGATTACAGGTTGTCGTTGTTGTTGAAGTTGTGGTTGTGGTTGGGTCAGTTGTTGTGGTTGTATAACATTGCTCTTCACAAGAAAGAGTTGTGGTTGTTGATTCACGGAATCGGCAAGGAGTTGAAACCACATCACATGAAGAACCAGATTGAGATGGGAAATCACAACTGCAATTACCGGCAACCATTCCTCCAGACGTACCAGTACAACCCCCTTCTATCCATACCCAAGCCGTGTCATACATGTAAGTGCATGTTCCATTGCATGTAGGCTCTGGTGGTGGTGGGGATGGTTCTCGTTCAACGACTTGGCATTCCGAATGATAGGTCGCATCACACTCTGGTTCGGTTGGCGGCCAACTACAAGGACAACCGTATGAACACCCATTTGAAGTCTGAACCCATTCCCAAGCTCCTCCTCCGCCAGGAACAAGTTTGGTTGCATAATCACAACCAAGCGTGCAATTCGCATCAGGATTTTGAGTTGTGGTTGTTGTGTCGCAATTACAAGGTGCTTGAGTTGTGGGTGAACTGGTTGTTGTAGTTGTGCAATTTAGGTTCGGGGTACCTACATCGGTAACACATTGAGTTTGAGCAAGTTCACCATCTACATCCCCGCAATATTCTGGGTACTCACAATCGCAAAGACTCGGGTCATTGGTCGTAGTGGTCGTAGTGGTTGTAGTACCAGAAGAGGCGTATGCAATCGCTGCCGCTGTTGGAGCTATAGAGGTGTCGAGTGGTGCAAGTGTTGAGTTTGGATGTGGGCATTGCTTACAAGTAGGATCGGGGTCGGGTTCATATGGTGGGTATGTTGTTGGTGGATTAGTTGGTGAGGTTGAACAACCATCTGTTTGTACTTCCCACGCTTGTTCATAAGAATTCCAACGCCATTCACAAGTACCCGAACAAGGTGTTGGAACTGGATCAGGATAATCTGTTTCTGATGGAAGTTGTGGGGAACTTGGTGCTGAAGTTGTTGTGGTTGGTGCTCCAGCGGGACGTTCATTTAACCATCGTCCATACTTTGAACGATACATCTGGAAGTACCCATCTTCCCCGGTAATGGCCTCTAAGTAGATGTTGTAACAAGTGACCCTAACAATTTCACCGTCCGGAGTTTTGACCGCTTCTATTCTGTATGAAGAACCGCCTGAGTGAACGTGGCGATATAAACAAACTTCAGCAACGCCAGGTCTGTTTCCACGTCTGGGACCGAGAGTATCATCACAATGAAGAATACCAAAATAAGTATCGTTTGCCTGCCAAACCTGATCTGGTCTGAAAGAGTTGGCGTGAGCTTGCGTTTCCTGATCCAATCGGTCCAACGCAGCTTTGATTTTATCTCTATCGGCATCCGATAAATAATAATTGGCCATTGTATTATCCTAAAGGCATCACAATAAGTTCAACCTTTGTACTTCCTTCAGGTGAGCTTATCTGAATTTTAGTTACATCCATAGGCTTGAACAGCAAAAAAGAACCTTTATCAATCGTAAATAAAGGATCCCCTTTGTCATATCTTACTAGAATGTTTTTGTTTTTATCCGAATCTTGTTCTTCCTTAGATGGATGAACGCTGTAGGCTTTTTTTGTATTCTTGATTAAGATGTAGCTCACGTTCTCAAGCCAGCCAGTATCTATCGCAATCCAGTCCTGATCCACTTTTACTTTACGCTTGTAAACATCTTCTTCGGATTGAGGTAGTACGGCCTCTAATACGTGACTGGAATAGATAGGGTTTTCATTAAATTTCTCATAATAGAAATCTAATCGTGCTGTGATTCTGTCGTAATCTTCAAGAGCATCAGAGGGCTTTACTGCGATGGCTTCAAGCTGTTCTATTGTCGTTGCGTAATCTGCGTCAGACATATCGGTCTCCTATGTCTATCAAGCTAGGGTTAAATCGGTTGGGATTCCTAAAGTGGAGAAGTTTGATTCATCATAATATTCGATATCTATCTCAATCGGATTTTCAATATCCTCCAAGACATTCCCCTTCCCATCCAAATACACTCTTGTATTATTTCCGTTGATGTCTTCATAAAGTTTGAAGTCATCAGGGTTCTTTTTATCCCCTCCTTTGACTAAAACTTTGGTGCCTTCATCATATATCGTATTATCAAATGTATCGTATCTGCATTCAAACTCGTAGGAGACTTTGTAAAAGAAGGTACAAGTCCCATATAGTTCTCTACTCCAACTGACGTTGGATAGCTTTACACAGCGTTTGGAGAGTCCCCACAACGTGGATTCATTAACAGTGTCTATCATCTCGGCGATGTCAACTAAAGGAAGCACTAAAACATTCTTTTCAATAGTTACCGTAGGTCTATTGGCATCAAAGGTAACTTGGTCGCCCCTTATTCTTTCCAAGGAGCTAGATTTTATTGCCTTACCGTCTTTATCTTTCTCAACTTCCTTGGTGTACTTTGCAAAGCCGCCAGAGATTCTATCGGGTTCATTAAGAGGGTTATCAATCGTGGTATCTTGGCAACGATTAAGCGGCTTGGTGGAGAATGTCTGTTCAACTTCCCACCATATTCCTTTTTCGTTTTGAGTTAGACTTCTGCACGACATAACAGGAAGACAACGTGCCCAAGCATCGTAATCATTTCCTTGATTCCATGAAGAGCCAATAGCGGGAAGACCTTGCGCAACTAAAGCGTGAGCGGGGCCATCGTCGGTATAACCGGATCTGACTAACCACTTGACCTTATAAGTTCGGTGACCTTCTTTATCACGGGATAAGCTCCAATCAATTCTTCCATAATTTATACTACTCATTATGCTAGACCAGCCTCCTCTATCACAACTGGAATCCTTTCAGCCAAGATTCTAGTATTTTGTGCAATGTTGTTTAGATTCTCAGCACCTTGTTTTTCTTCTGCTGGTATTCCCGGTGCTGCATTTATTCGCGGTCGTCGATTAAGAAGGTCTTGTCCTTGTGCTTTGAAATCAACTTTTTCTCCACCACTTCTTAGTGCTCGGAATTCTTCAAGTCTTGCAGCGGCTTCAGCACTTCCTGCTGCGACAGCATCGACACCACTTACTTTGAATTTGATTTGAACTGTCGTATCCTCCTTCAACTTCTCCATAGCTCTGGTATAGGTCTCCAAATCTATGGCTCCTTTCTGAAGTAGGTCGTTGAGTTCTTTCTGTCCCTCTCTGAATTTCTCTCCAGGTTTCCTGACAGATTTTCTAAGCTGCTCGCCTTTTTCTTTCAGCTTCTGTTCTTCTTCCAGGGCTTTCTTTTCTGCTTTCATATTTTCAAGTATTTGTGTTTTCAGTTTTAATGCAAAAGCCTCTTCCGCATTTAAGCCTGCCTGTATTGCAGCATACTCTGCTTTTTCGGCTGCATTCATATGGAACGTAGCAATTTCATCATCTAGTGCTTGATTCATTTGCTCTTTGGTTCTTAACAGTTCTTCCTCAGCATCCTTCTGTTCTTGAATAGCTTTTTCTTCATCTTTACGTGCTTGGAGTTCCGCTTCCATAGCATCGTTTTTATCTGCTATGGCTTGAAGTTCTTTAAGCTGTTCTTCCGTAGCTCCCTTCTGTGCCGCATTGTACATCTCTATCTGACTAGCCGACATTCCGTACGTTGCGATTTGATGCTCCAACTTTTGATTAAGTTCAACAATGGCATCTGTTTCTTCAGCGTATATTTCTCCTCGGATTGCCCTTCCTTCTTCTAGGTCTTTCTGATCTGCTAGGACTTGATTGTGATGTTCAGCGGCTTCTATGAGATCCTTTTGATGCTGCTTGTACATCTCTTTCTGATCAAGCATCTGATTAAGATTATCTTTTTCAGCGGTATAAACTTCACTACCAATCGCACCGTAAGATGCTCCCGCGTCCTCCATTTCTTTCAACAAATCTTTTTGTAGCTTGAGACGCAAGTTCATGCCTGAGACATTATTTTCGGCCCGTTTGATCGCCAGTCCAAATTCTTTTTGTTTTTCTATTCCATCTTCCATTCCTGTGAGTTCATTCATCTCTTGGATGTTTTGTGTTTCCCATGACTTCATCCACTCTTTGTCAAGGCGGTCTCTTTCTTTCTGAGCGGCTTTCAATTCTCCGTAACCCGCAAGGGCTCTACCAATGGCAACAGCTACAGCTATTATCGCAGCGGCAGCTGCTAATACCGCCAAGACAGGCATGGCAGCCATAGCCATGTTTAATGCCCATTGAGCTATTGTTGCAAGTTTAGATGTACCACCATATAGTGCGAGGGCGATAGTTGCTTTTGTATAGCCTATCTGAATCGCAGCCATCATACCTACCAAAGTACCCAGTGCAATTAATGTGGGTCCCAGTATTGCCATAAATGTGATAAACCCAAGAACTAGATTCTGAACCCAATCATCCCAACTTCTCCACCATTCAATCAGGGATTCTATTTCACCAGCCATGTGTTGCACAAACGGAATAAACTTTTCACCTATCTCTGCTGAAACATTCTTAATGGAATTCCAAGTAGTCTGCATCTGAGCTTCAAAAGCCTCTAACTGATTGACCACAACATCGTTTGTAGTCCCTGCAGAATTTCTTAATGCTTCCTCATTATCTCTAATAGCTTCCGAGAAACCAAGCAAAGGCATGATCGCTTGTTGAACTCTGGCCTCGAATCCTAGAGTTGCTAATTTAATCCGAACCATCTCAGGGGATAATCCAGCCATCACCTGTTCCAGATTCTGGATAATATCCGCCATATTTCTCATTTCACCATTGGCATCGAATACATCAAAACCTGCTTCTTTGAATGCAGCGGCATTCTTCATTGATGCATCAGATAGCAATCTAAGAACACGGTCAAGATTATTACCAGCAAGTTCTGCTTTAATACCTTGATCGGCATATACAGCTAGAACGGCGACACCTTCTTCAATATCTTTATTGAAGCTCCTAAGTGAAGCCCCTGCCTTCGATGTAAGAGCTGTACTGAACTGTTCGACGGTAGCGTTGGCTAATGTGTTTGCCTTCACTAGCACGTCAGACACACGTACTAAAGCAGCGGTCTTCATAGCTGTTGTGCCTATGGACATTCCCAAGGCACTTTGAGCGTCTGTTAACAAGTCGGTCGCTGTCGCCATATCGAATTGGCCAGCGATTGCAAATTGGTTAACATGTGAAAGTGATCTTATTGATTCTTCGGCATCCATACCAGCAGAAGCAAGGAAGAAATAAGCCTCAGCTGCTTTCGTGGCTGAGGTTGGTGTTTCTTCAGATATTTGTTTGGCTGTGGCAGCCATCCGATTTCTAAGCTCATCGGTCATATCGCCCATAATAGCAGTGGACGTTGTCATGGCCTTGTCGAAGTTTGAAAAGGCTTTAATTCCGGCTGTGACTCCAGCGATAACTGGTAAGGTGATAAACATAGTCATCTTCTTACCTAGCCGAGCCATTGACTCGCCTGTTGCTTTCATCCTCCTTTGCGTAGTAGTAGCAAAGTCGTTGACTGAACCTTTTGCATCCTGAAGCTCCTTTTTAAGGGAGCTTGTATCAGCTGCAATTTTTATTAAAAGTCCTTCAATATCAGCAGTAGCCATTAATCTTCACCCAGAACTTCCGAATCCAAACCCACAAAAGACAACCAGTTTAACTTCTGGTTCTTGACTTCTTCTAGGTCTTCCGCTGTCTTTCCTGCTTCTTGGAATTTCAGAAGGAAGTCCTCGACTTTGACTTTGTTTGGATTCTTGACTATAGTTCTCCGAACTTCGGAGGCGACCATAGCGAACAAATAATCCTCACGATGAAAACGGTTGTGCTCATCTCGCATGTATATCTTCCACAAGACGAACTCTTTGCTGGAGACACGTGACTGACACTCCCGAAGAGTCATCCCTAACTTTTCGGCTAGCATCAGCCACCATATTGTCTCTCCAGCCTCTAATCGTTTCCCGCTTCTTCTTCTGCCTCATCATCTAATGCCGATAAGTCTTTGGCTGCCTTAAACAGGCTTTCAACTACTCTGGACGGCCATTTCTGGATGGAGCCGATTGGAACGGTCGATTCTTTTCCGTTATCATCAACTTTGAATAAACAAGAGTGTAAAAGGTTAGCCTGTAGGCCTTCAAAACTGGATACGATTTGTTTCCCATCTTCATCGGTCTTCATTCTTTTTCCGATAAAAGAAATGTATTGGTCCCTTGCGTTTCCAGTCATCTCTTTTAACACGTACTTTTGAACTTTACCAGTTTCTGGTGATTCCAATTCCACTGGGATCGAATCCAAATCCAAATTGAATTTTAGAACTTCATGTTCACTCATATTTAGGTCTCCTTAAAACTAAAGTTAGGCAGAAGTATAAACAGGTGCCGTTTCCGAACCGCCTGTTGTTCCCGCCCCGTCTTGATTCGTAACAACTATTGTTACTTCAACTGTTGGTAATTCACCAGGAGTTAATTCACCTGGAGTAAAGGAATCAATGTATCCATAGAATACCAAAGTTGATGTGTCTGGGAATGTTACAGTAATTGACTGATTAACATTCACTTTACCTATACCTGTGGTATTATACTCAGCAGGGTCATAGATTGCTGTAAAGCTGACTTCACCGAGGTCTTTCAACTTCTTGGGAGCCTTAGTTCTATAACTGCCATTTCGGTGAGTGGTGACATCTAAAGAGCCACCTCCAACAACTGCAGGCGGAGAGATACTCACCTCCTGCAAGGTAGCTCCACCATAAGAGATTGATGCTCCCTTACCGTCCATTGTAATGTTTGATAAATCTTGAGACATAAAAGTCCCTCCTATACACTATTGTCGATGACTGAAAAAAGTCCGTTTATACTAAATGTTTGTCGTCTCCTGTTATCGTCCTCTTGACCTAATGCCAATTCTGAGGACCTTCTAAAGAACCTCATTTGATATGTTATTGAGTCATGAGTCTGCGATGTATATTTTATAGAATCCAACGCATCCAAGGTAGCCTTCATTTTACTAAAGCCGCTAGGGTAGTCGTTGTCTCTTATCAGAATTTGGATACCGTACTCAAGATAGACCTGTCCGTTTCTGGTCCACTCTGCATCGTACTGAGGGGTTGTATCTATCACTGCTATTGCTTTGTCTTTTACGTTATCTCCGTCCGGGAGCAAGCTCACAAAAATAGGATAGTCGGAGCTACTTGTCGTCGGATCAACTCCCACGGATTGTGCTATTAAATAATCCCTAAGGATTATCGAAGGCGGGTGGGCGATATTATAAATGGGTGGTAATGTTGTCATTATTTCCTAGCCGAGTTTAATACAGTCCAAATTCTCCTCAGAATTTCTTTCCTGTTTTCACGATAAGCATTTTCTAGAAATTTGGGTTCTCCGTTGTCCCAATATGTTCCTCTTCTTTGCTTTCCTTTTTTATTTATTCCGTGCCTTCGTTTACCTTTACCTGGTTGTCTTACATTTTCATGAACAGCAACTGCATAATCCATATGGTAAGAGACTGTTCCGAATGTTTTCCATCCCGTCCCGTGTGATCTGTATCTCGCAGAGTTCTTCAAAGCACCAGTATCAACCGGAGTTCTTTTCATCGCTTCCCTCTTTAAGAACATACCAGCGTGGTGAATCCCTCTCCTCCACGCTTGTCCATAACTAGGATACATCCTTCTGAACTTTTCATTCAGTTCTTTAAGGCCCTCCAGTTTAATTTCTATGTGCATACCTTTGGATTTTTTACTCATAGAATTGCTGTCCTTAGAAATTCTGAAGCCTTCAGATTAGGTAACTTTTCAAATTTCTTAATCTCATAAGCGTCCTTATCTAATTCTGGATCGGCGGGTTTTGAAGCCAAGACACCTAACCATAAATATCCCCCAAGCTCTACATCTTGGGAGGTATAAACTATGGCATTACTGGTCTGTTCTTCCCCTATAGCGGAAAGAAACTGCTCGTGAGTATCTTCCCATCGGCAAGTTATCTCTACGGCAGTCCCTTGTGTGGGACGACCATAGGCATCTACCGATCCAGGCGGCCAATATACGGCCGTCTGTTTCCTCATCTTTGTAATAATACCCATCTTAAGGACTCGCTGTCGTTGTAGAACCTAGCCAGAGTATTTGGATACCGACTCCCTTGCCCTTATTCAGTCGTGCAAGTGCGCCATTAGTATCAAGCATCATAGCTTGTTGTCCGTAGGTAGTTACTGCAAAGTTCAGATCCACTTTCTCTTGGTAGGAAACACCAACAGAGCCAGCCCTTTCAGACTTGGCTCTTGGGTCTCTTATCGCATAAAAGTGAGCTGCTAACCATCTCTCAATAAGCTCAAGTCTTGTGACTGTATAGGCAGTCGAAGGACCTTGAGTACCAGTACAAAGTTCTGTCACTAATTCATTAGCGGTATTAATAAATGGATCAAGATCGGAGTCTGCAGGAACAATGGAAGAATCAACTTCAATTATTGCTTTAACATTTGTTGCATTAGTCCGAGACATATCCATTTACCTTTAATAATATTTGTGTGATTATTGTCCACCGAACGTATCTGAAACAAACGCAGGGACTTCACGTTTAGTTAGTCCCTTTTCATTTAATTCAACGCCATCAGAAATAACAAAATACTTCCGTTTGCGTTTTACTACTTGAACGTCATGTGATAATTCAAAGTCATTGGTGACATCATTATCAACGGGTTCTTTATCTGCTTTGGGTTCTTCAGCTTTTGGTGCTTCAGTTTGGCCATGTACGACCTCGAATTTAGGACCGAAAACCTCAACAAGATTAATTTCGGATTCAATAATATCTCCAGCAGTATAAGACCGTTCTAGGTCTGCGTGGGATCCAGTTACTATTTTGAACTTCATCTTTTCGTCTCCAGAATAAAAAAGAAATAGGACGGGGAGTTTTCAAGGCACTCCCCGTCCCATCTCATATCGACTAGGCGTGGGTACCGTGAACGATTCCAGTGTTACCATTGAAATCTTTTCGCAGTTGTGGAATCATAATTCCCATAACTTTGAAGTGTAGTTCCATACCGCCTTTGGTTTCCCATTGAACAGTAGTGATATCCATTCCGATTACTTCTCGGACAACATCGGAAGACTTCTGTACCAACAGCAATGTGTTAGCAGGTAGGAAGTCCAATGTCTTCGGACGGTCAATACCTTCGATAGCTCCAATACGGTCACGAAGGGTATTGTCACCCTTTGCTACTTCATAATCTTCATCCATATACTGGTCCCAACTTGTGGAGCAGTAGCAGAACCAAGGACCGTAGTGTTTAGCTGCCTGGCTCTGAGATTTCATAGCCAAGATTTCAGACACAGTAGTCTTATGGTTAGTGGTTGAAGGAGCCGTCATAGTCTTAGTCAGACGACTTGGGAAGTTAGTGTAACCGTAAATGGTTCCACCACCGTAACTGTAGGAGTCGCTGACTCCAAGAAGAAGATTTTCAGCTTCTTCAGCTACCTTACGACCAGCAAGTTCAGCAATGGTTGTGTCGAGTGGGCTTCCGCCGTTTCGACTTGCCAAAACTTCTCGTGCTGAGAATCGGAAATCCTTGTGGATGATAGGCAGAGGAAGACTATTCAAATCGTATTCTGGTCGGTCGCCAGCAGATTCGTTTAAGCCGTCCATCGAAACAGCAGCGGCAGAAATGTCGCTCTGGTTCTGATACTGAAGAACAGTCTTGCCCATTCCATTTGGAATATTATATTGAAGACCGTTTGCACGAAGATCAGCTACTGCTGCCAATCGTGACTTAGCGGCTTTCACTACAACGTCATCCAAAGAGATCCACTCATCCTTGCGGAGAGTAGCTGGTGCATTGGTGATCAAGGACTTAGCTTGTCCACCTTGGTTAATAGTTACATATGATTTTCCGTCGTCTCCAATGTATGGACGAAGGACGTGTGGGTCAAAGTTATTCGCCATCAAAGTTGATGCGACATCGCCGTGACTTACACCGTTATGAATAAAATCTGACATTTAGATTTTCTCCCAGTGGTTAATATTAGAGAACGACAACTTTGCAAAGACCGTTTGACCCACTAGGGCTAACAGCTTCCAAAGCCTGAACTTGATAAGCGGTTTCACTTCCAGCAGCCTCGATAAAGAGACCACTTCCACCACCCTCGACACATAACTTGTCAGCGATGGCAATTGCTTGTCCATCTTTAACAAGAACCTGAAGTTGATCACCAGCTACTGCTGAATATGCCTGTGCTTTGTCGCTTGCGGCATAAGCATCATCAACAGTTTTACCTTGAAGACCATCTTCAATCAGAATCTTCTGTAGTCCCTGTTTCAGTGCTTCTGCTTGAGCAGATTGCACCTGATCATAATTTCCGTCTGCGGCGAGTTCAATAGCCATTCCTGGCGATGCGATTTCATCAAGAGTCACTTCATCGAAGTGATTGCCGCCCTTGAGTACAATGGTATTTACAGCCATTATTATTTCTCCTAAAAAGAAATTAGTAAAAAGTTAATTACTCACCCCAGTTAATTGTAGGAATAAGCAAAGGTGCTTCTTCAGAAGAATTAGCTACTGGAGCTACGGACGAACCGATGGCTCCTGCATAATTCGCAGAAGGTTTAACTTCGCTGTTTTCTACAACTTCTTGAGATGCAAGTGCGGCCAAGGCCTTTAACTCAGAAATTGGTTTCGTATTTAATTGATCTGAACTGAAAGTGTTTCTTTCATTTCCGACCACAACATCAATCAGTGCCTGACGGTCACGATTGTGAGACTCTAATCCGGATTGAAGCATGTCACGAATCTCCGGAGGAGCATTAGCAACATAATCTTCTACAGTGTATTCCTCATTAGCAACGGCTGCTTCAGCTTCTTCAGCTTCAGCTACTTCTTCCGATACTTCTTCAACAGTTTCTTCTTCAGCGTCTGCTTCAGCCACTTCTTCGGCTTTAACTTCTTCTTCGGAATCTTCATTTTCAACTGGTTGAAGTTTGGCGAGAAACTCTTCACCTAAACCCAGCAGAGTGTCACGGTCATCGTCAGCAAAGGCTGTTGCATCATTATCAATGATAGCATCAACCAATTCATCTATATGAGACATAGTGTCTGCTCCTAGTAAAGTTCGGGAATCGGTAGAATCGTTGTCTGTGACTTCTGCACAAGTCTCCGAATCTATTATGAAATTCCCTTCATTAAAAAAACAATCGACTTTGTACAAACCGCCTTTAGAATTAAAAGCAATTTGAGAAGTCACAACATTCTGTATTTCAGCGTCAGAACCGAAGTTCTCTTGGAGCTGATATTCTATCGAGGTCTTCTGACTTTGATTTAGCTGAAGAAGTCCAGCTCCATCTTCGATAGAACACGCACCGATTTTATCTGGTAGTAATGCTAGGTGATCCGGCCTATAGTTTCTGGCGATATACTTGTAGTTCTTTCCATTCCACTCGCCGTCAATCAATTCATTATCTGTGAATAAACCTGTAGATAACTCCATGACTTCACCGGAGGAGAGTGCCTCGGCAATACGTGGATCAACTTCCTGGATACGTTCTTTTTCCAACCATGCCTCGGCACGTAGTTTCCCCGTTTTCTTATCGAAGTAGGTATTCATAATGACTCCTACTTTTCGATTAGTGATGACATCAGGATCGCAAGCCGATACACCTAGTCCATTCATAGTGGGGTGATAGACAACTACTGGTTTATGATTCCAGACCTCGGGGGTCTTAGATAATTCTGAACGTGGATAATAAAGAGGGCCGTTGGACCCATTGTGAACTCCTTCGGTAATCATAACCATGGGAGCCACAAGATATTCTCGGCCTTCCATCGTATCAAATCGAACCGATGAGGCCATATTAAAAGTGACGTTTTGTAAACTCATATTATGTCCGTAATGCAAAAATTTACTTCAGCTTTTTATTATCTAAAAATGCTGGCTCTATGTTAACCTCATTTTGACTTCTTTTTATTCCAAAATAAAACATGAAGCCAATACTTCACAAGACCTACTGGCTTGTATCCATTATCAATAATCAGTTGACTGATTTTGAAAGTATCTTCTGTGAAGGGGCATCTCAATAAGAATCTTTTAGGCTGTCCGGGTTTTATGAATCTAAGTCGTAACATTATGTGAATAATCCTTTCACTTTATCAAGTAGTCCTCCGCCACCTAAGCCTCCTAGCTTAGTAATGGCATACACAACGCCAATAAGAATAACGACCCATTTAAGTAGGGAAGCCAGAGCATTTCTTTTGGCGGCAGTAGCATAGGCTTTTTCGGTTTTAGCTTCTTGCTTTTGAACCTTACCGTCTACCTTGGTCTCACGCTTATCGGTTTTATAATCCCATTTGGATTCTTTTTTATCCACTCGCTCATCGACCTTCTGATTAGGTTCTGGATCGGAGTACTGACCGTCATCTCTATATTTTTTACGCCTACCGAACGGCATTAGTTCTGGACCTTATTCGGGTTGATAGGGCGATAACTATCTCCAATCACCAAACCGATTACGACTCCCGCCAACTGATAGGCTTGATCTGTCGTTATCCATCCGGAGTCTTGGCCAATCGTAACCATAAAGGCAGTAATAGCGGAGGCAAGAAGTCTTTTACTGCCCGCTGAGTTCCACCAATCTATGATTCCAGTTTTTGCTTTTTCAAGAATGGTCTTGGTCATCTGCATTCCTTTTCTAAAGTTTTGATCCGCTTATCGTGATCGGTTAAAATGTGTTGATAGCTGATCATGTTATCTGAAATGGTTTTTGTCGTTGCTTTAATGTCTTGTACGTCCCGTGATGTTTGTGTACAGCTCATACTCAATCGAGATAGCCACCAAACACCAGCACATAAAGAGGCGATTCCGCCCAAGATAGCAACAACCAAAGATGTTACGTCACTCATGCCTATTCTTTAATCATATCTGGAAGATAAGGTTTGTTTTCATTTATTCGTTTAATAATAACCAATCAATAAGAATTTGTCGTATGAATTTACCTCCATTTATTTCTTTATTATTTTCAAAAAATGAAGATTTAGGGGTTTCACGTGACGATAATTATGATAGGATTAAAGAGTCAAGTTAATAGTTCTTACCAACAAGGATCAATCAGATGAATCATCCAACTAAACAAGACTTCAAAAATTTAGAAAGCTTTGTTAAAGGTGTATTCAACACCACTCCAGTAACAGAATACAACAAAGATGCTTTTGCTCCTTTCAGCGGTCAAGTAGCACGAATCGGCTGGAACGTAAACGATGAAGAAGTTCATCTTCAAGTACTTGTTTTTGATGACGGCACTTACTCGCTGGTTCGCATAACTCCTAACGGACGAGAAGAATCAGAACGCAAAGCCAATCCTTTTAACTTGTTCCTAACCGTATACGCAGCAGAAGAATGGAACTGCTGGTTCAAAGATCAAGCACGACAAGTGGAAATGATAGCCAATCACGACCGCATACGTCAAGCAAATCTTCGCAATCGTTTCAATGCTTAATTCAAAATCTTAATCTTAATCACAAGGATCAATCAAATGTTATCGCAAAAAGAATTATGGGAACAAAGAGTAGAACTCAGACAAAGGGCAGCCCAGATGTTCGACTGGTCTAGGCAGTTCTACCATGACAGCGGTCTGGAAAACAACATAGACTTATGGTCGCTGGCTAATAAGCTAGGAGAAAAGCTGAATGAGACCGTAGCAACCTTAGAGTTTTTGGAAGAAGCAGGGGAGCTGCCTAGCTAATGTTTGAGCTTCAATACAAAATCGACTATTGCCATATTGTCACTGAACTATTCGATGACATCGCAGATGCTATCGAAAAAGGGAATCAGCTTTTCCTTGACGGCAAGAACCCCATCATCTGGCATGGGGGTCTCGCCGTCGCTGATACGATGACCTTTCAGCAACCTAGAAATAGGGTACCGACTTGGTTCTTCACGAAGAGTTGGAGAAAGAAGTTTCCAAAAAGAGCCAGATGACCTATTCTCCGATTATTACTATCTGGTAAGTGCAGCTATCGGCACCACTAGTATTGGCAACCTTAATGACATCAGCCGTACTTGCCGTAACGGCGTAACCAGCGACAGTAGGATTCCAGAACGCTATCATCCCGGCACCTGCCACCTTAACTTTATCAGTAGCACTTCCGAAGATACTTGAGAAGGCATTAGTTGCTCCGCCGACTTCTAATACCGGAGCAGCAGACGATAGTTCTTTATTGATTATGAATAGTCCTCTCACAATCGTAAAGGTGAGAACATCTCCAAACGCATCTTCAAGAACTCCAGCCAGATCAAACTCTTCATTAGAGGAATGTGCGAGTGTCCGGATATCGTGATAAATCTTACTAGCAACATCAGCAGTGCCAGTACCATTCGTCAGATTATCTGTAATCAATAAAGTGTTGTTATCTTTGATAGACGGAGCATCGGCTACCGCACTATCTGGAGTATTGACATACTCCCATATCGTCCGAAAGTTAAAATCGGCCTTAAATGTTTTAGCCATTGTGCTATTTCCTTAATAAATTTCTATTATAAAAAACGCCAGTACCCAAACCCCGCATCTCTGCGCCCACCCATCACTGGCGTACCCCGTGTCGTGGAGAACCCCTTAACCACGTTCACGAGGATTTATATTGTTTGATTCTAATCAATCATCTTTTATTTCTGTATCTGAATTACAGCAACTACAGTTTTTACAGCAGTTACAGTTTGAACATTCTTCTTTCATAAAATCGAATAATAACTGACGCATGGATCGTCTCCTTACTTAGGTCTTAAAAATGGTAAACTAGAACCCGCCCAGGAAGAAGACTCTACTGCTTCTGCGAAGGAGGATCCTTTAGGGGATGTTTTCTTTATTGATGTCCGAATGGCTCCCTCTATCTCTTGTTTTCTTGTCTTAGAGCCTTTTTCAGGGAACATAGGATCATACGGTAAAAATGCGCAGCGACAGTTAGGGTGTCTAGGTATTAGACCTCGGGCTTCTGATACTTTTAAGACAACGCCCTCTAATGAATTACATGCTTCACATACTCTATCGTCACCAGCAGTAGACCACTCGGCCATTATGGTAACGTCATCCTTTCCAACTATCTCAAAAGTATCTAATTGGCCTTCAGCATAGGCATGAATAATCTCTGTTCTGGCTATCGTTCGTGCTCTCCTCTTGGTCATGGTAACGACAGTCTTTTCCAATTCCCTTGCTATCACGTACGGACTTCTTCCATGTATTAGCCCGTCTGCCAGTATTCGTGCCATCTGCTGTTCCATAGCGGCCGTTACTCCCTCTAACTGCTGGAAGCATCTGGTGGCTAATATCTGTATCTGATTCGTTGCTATCGGTGCCGCAAAAGCAGACTGTAGAAAAGCTGCTTGAGAACCTCCAAGACCACTCGCCTGTGCCGATAGCCCATAAATATCCGTATATGTTCGGAGCATTGCTTTCTTATAGGATGATTCGATATAGGGGGCACACCACGGCTCTCCCTCAAAGCCTGTCGGTACTTGGATAATTCCCGCTTCTGCTTGTTGTTTCATCCACTTCTGAAAAGCAGTAAGCTGGGCTGATGGGCTTTGAGCTGCTACGATTGGTCCAGCGTCTGCTATGAAATTAGGATCATAAGCAATACCTAAAATGGATTCTATTTCTGATGGCCGAGGAGTCTGTAAACCATAAGACTCAAAGAAGAAGGCAGGGGCATTAGCAGTAAAGGGATTGGATCTTTTTATCCCGAAGACATCTAGGTCGCCGACCACATATCGAATAGCCCGTTTGAGCTGAGCCATTCTCTTATTTACTTCACGAACGAAAGAGTTGCGAAGGGAGGTCGTGCGTGTCGGATCCATTCTCAATGGATTCTTACTTGCTCTTTTTTGGTTTAGAGCAAGGCCAGTCTGGCAACTACTCTGACAGCGACATTGATGGTGATGGCGGTGTTTCTTCATCGATCCCAAATTCCCTTAGAGCATTTCTGGCTATCTGTTTAACGTCCCTTAATGATTCTTGAATAAGCTCATCTCTAGGGATACCGTGAGTTGTTTTATAGACCAATACTGAATACATCTTTGTGATTAGAGCATCTCTGGAACCAGTCATTTTTTGTAGTTCCTGTATCAGCATATGATTGTCTTGACAACCGTAATAGTTATCCGCCTCATCGTATTTAATAATGGAGCATCCTATTAGCTTACCGCAAGAGTTGCATATGCCACGATGGACTGTTTGCACTCCCTTACAGAGAGGGCAATAAAACTCTAAGGTCTTTGCAGACATAGGATGCTCCAATTTATATTACACCGAATCTAAGTCCACTGGCCGGTAGTCTTAGTAATAAATCCATTGATGGATGTGGTTCCATGTTCGTTCGTGATGGCTAACCTAATATCGCAAGTCCCTAATCGGAAGGACTTACAATCAGGAATTGTCACGCTTGAACCGCTGACAGGAATCCAAGTTGATCCATCATCGGGAGACATTTGTAATTCAACAGCGGCAGTTCCGCCGAATGTTCCCGATACTGAAAACTGTCCTTCACCACCATACCATTGCTGAGAAGCTGATTCACCAGATGTGGCCGCGGTCAAAATTTGAGTCATTGAGTTTGGCATTATCTATTTCCTTCTGTATTGACTGTATCTATTAAACTGAAAG